GATTAGGTCTACCACGTGATCGTTCATTAGACAATGTTGAAAATGATCCACGTTTTAGACAAAAGGCAGGCGGCAATCCAGAAACAACAATTGGCCGTTTTCAAGGTTACGTAAACGAAGCAGAAGGTTTTGCTCGTAAAGCAAGATTTTATGTTGAGTTTAATTTGCCTAGAGGTAGAAGCGGTACTGATACAACAACAAATTCATTATCAGAACCTTCACAAGCACAGTTTGAAGAAGCAATTACTTTTAAAGATCAAGGAACATTAACATCATTACATAAAGCAAATGGTCGCCGAGTTCAGGCATTTTGTTCAGGAATTACAATGCCAAATCGTACTATTGAATCAAAAGAAATTTTTACTCACGGCCCTAAAAGAAAAATTGCTTTTGATTATAAATCAGAAGATATAAATGCCACTTTTTATTGTGATAAGTTTTTAAGAGAAAGATCATACTTTGAGACTTGGCAATCAGCCGTGTTTAGTACAACATCACATAATTTTAATTTTTATGATAATTATGTATCAGATATCAACATATTTCAATTAGGTCAATTTGCAAGTCGCAATGAAAGAGATGATGTAACATATGCTGTTAAATTATTTGAATGTTATCCTAAAGTTATAGGTCCTGTTGAATATAGTTACGAAGCAAATTCAATACAAACATTTCAAGTTACATTTGCATTTAGATACTGGGTAAATTATTTCCTAGATCGTTCAGGTAAAATAGAATTAGGCGAAGCAAACTTCAGAGCTGTTAACGTAAAGAGTAAGTATGGAGCTTTAGGTGGTCTACTAAATAGATTACCACCAGAATTAAGAAGAGCCGGCGTTGATGTAATCGAAGGCTTGAAAAGAAGAATACCAATCGGTGGTATTACAGGTGGCCGTGTATTTCCGCCTTTCGGAGGTTTACCGCCACTTAACTTATAACAAAGGAGTATATTATGTCTTTACCAAAGGTAGAAGTGCCAACATATGAATTGACCCTTCCATCAGAAGATAAAAAAATAAAGTTTAGACCTTTTTTAGTAAAAGAGGAAAAAGTATTATACATTGCATTAGAGTCAGGTAATAATAATGAAATGGTTACCGCTTTAAAAGAGATTGTAAACGCTTGCACGTTTGATATGTTAAAAGTGGAAAATTTACCTATTTTTGATATAGAGTATATTTTTTTACAAATAAGAGCTAAATCGGTTTCTGAAATTGCAAAATTTAAAACAATATGTCCTGATGATGGCATAACTTATGCAGAAACAGAAGTAGATTTGACAAAAGTCGAAGTTCACGTAAATGATGATCATACAAATAAAATTGTAATTGATGAACAAAGAAATTTAGGTATTGTTTTAAAATATCCTACATTAAAAAATTATGATATTGTAAAAGGTGATATCACAAAACAAACTATTAATATTGAAAGTATGTTTACGGTTTTAATTGATTGCATTGACCATATATTTGAGGGCGAGAAAATATATCCGGCCAAAGACGCAACCAAAAAAGATTTAAGAGAATTTATTGAAAACTTATCACCACAGGCATTTGATAAAATTAGAAAATTTTTTGATACAATGCCAAAATTAGAACAAAAGATTGAAGTTACAAATCCGAAGACAAATAAAGTAAGTACGGTGACATTATCAGGTATTGCAGATTTTTTCGAATTGGCCTCGCCCATAGCACGTTAGAGGCCTACTTTGAAACTAATTTTGCATTGATGCAACATCATAAATATTCATTAACAGAAATTGAAAATATGATACCTTGGGAGCGTGACATATACGTATCATTAATTGTTAATTATATCAAAGAAGAAAATGAGAGAAGAAGAAGGGAAAATAATAAATGAGTTGCGAACATAAAGAAAGTCCTTGGAGAACCAATTGGCGGCCTGCTATGGGTTGGTTGTATTTGACTGTATGTATATGCGATTTTATATTATTTCCTGTGTTATGGAATATGGCACAAACAATGTATTTAAATCAAGTAGTATTAACACAATGGAATCCCATAACATTATACGGCGCAGGTTTCTTTCATATTGCAATGGGTGCGGTATTAGGCATTACTTCTTACGGTAGATCACAAGAAAAAATTGAAGATAAAAAAATTATAGCTCAAACAACTGTAAAACAAAAAATTAAAATAGACGATCAAATAGGATAATATGGCAGAAGAAGAAAAAATAGACGAACAAAAAAAAATAGCAGAAGAAAATAAAAGAGAAGAGCTAAAAAAAGCTGCAAGTTTTGTAACAGCATTAAAAGAAATCAACGCTACACAAAAAACAACTGCACTATCCACAGATCAAATTGCCAAGTACATGGCGTCTATTAATGTAGCTGCTACTCAAAGAACAGATTCAGTAAAAACGCAAGTTACCAAAATGGTAGCGCCTGTAATCGAAGAAGAATTAACAAAAATTGCAGAATTATTAGGAGATCCTGATGAAAAAAAACAAGAACAAGCATTAGATATAATTGATAAATTAGAAGATATAGGTGTTAATATAAAAGATTTTAGTAAAGAGTTAGGCCAAAATGTTGATAAGTTAACTGACTCATTAAAAAAAAGAAAAGAGATAAAAGAAGAAAAGTTAAGAGAATTAACTATTGAAAGAGATAATATAAGAGAAAAATTAAAAACAAATTTAGTTATTAATAAAGATACAATGAAATTAGAAGTGATAACAAAATCACAAGAAAAAATGGAAAGAAAAGAATTACAACAGCTTGAAGATAGAATAAAGAGAGATAAAAGAGAGTATTTAAAACAAGAAAAAAAAATAAGAGAAAAAGAAACAATAACTGAAACTGATAGAAAAATATTGCAAGATCGTAGAGAAAAAATGTTAGCAGATGAACAAAAAGCTGAAGAAGCAAGAGATAGATTAAACATAAAACCAGGAGAAAAAATGGGTGGTTTTATTGGGCAAACTTTTGGTGAAGCTATTAGTCAAGTAAAAGCTTTTGGTAAAGATTTATCAATATTAGGTAAAAATATAGTAGATGGTATAAAAAATGCACCAAGAGCATTAATGAATTTTGCAGGCGCTGTTGGCCGAGGTGCTGTGGGAATGGCAAAGTTTACTATTGGTTTATTAATAGGTTCTCTTAAATTTATAGCAATAGGTCTTATTATAGGTCTTGTAATATTTGGATTATATAAACTTTATAGCGCATTAAAACGTATAGGTGAAAAAATTAGCAACTTCTTTAGTTTTGGTAAAAAAGAAAAAAAAGATTTAGCTGAGGGCACAGGTAAAGCTGGTGACGTAGATCCCATGAGCGCTGGCGGTGACACAGATACTAAAGTACCTAAAACCGCAGGTAATATTAGTCAACCACCTGCTTATCAAGGAGAAAAAATTTCAGGCCCATCAGCTGAGTATGAAGCAGAAAAACAATCAATAACAGGTCCTAGAATTGCAAGTCGATTAGATACGAGAGACAATGCAATGCAAGGTGAATCGGCCTTTTTAAGAAGAAAAAGAGAAAGAGATAATGATATGCCATTGCCAGGTGAATTTGCAAAATCTAGTGCTGATATGGTGGCACAAAAAGAATCAGGTGCTCGACCATCAAATGCTGCTGTAATTGCACCTAATAATGTTGTAAATAATAATAGTACAACAAGTGTAATATCTATGGAACCTGGTAATCCTGATAAATCTTTTTTAAATTTAAGTTCAGTACCAGTTTAAACGGTGGCCATTTCTAGCCACCGTCAAGTAGTGAGAGATTAATCCTCGTCAGCTAATTTACTAAAGTAAGACAACGTATCGTCATCATCACTAGCAGAAGAAGATTTGTTACTTTTTACTGTACCGTTCTTTTTTGTTGGAGGGAGGTCAACGTCTTCTACGGTATCAGCATTCCTTGAGCCTGTAATTACCCTATTCAGTTTCTCTTTGAGTTCATCATAGGACTTAAAATTACTTGCGGCTAAGAAAGGCGTTAGAGCATATTGCTTACTCCAAATTGCTTTTATCTTTTCGTCACTTTCAGCAATTTGTGCAACAGGATCAAATTCAGATTTATCATAGTTCCAATAACCATCTACTTTACGTATTTTTAGTTTAAAGTTTGCACCTTTCCAAAAATCAAATGGATTAATTGGCTTCTCATCTTCAAATGCTGGTTGCATTGCTTCTGTAATTTTATCAAATATCTTTTTACCATATTTAAATATAAACACCTTGCCTTCGTTTTCAGGATGTTTAGGGTCACTTACAACCAAAATATTTGAGTAATAAGATAATTTTCTTTTTCTTTTTCTTGCAATCTCTTTATCAGATTCAACACCTGTATTCCATAATCTTGTATTTTCTTCACTTACAGGATCTTTTTGATTTAATGTAGTAAGAGAGTTTTCAATATACCAGCCGCCTGGTCCTTGAAATGCGTGTGACCACACTCTTATCCACGGCATATCTTCAGACTCACTTGCAGGTAAAAAACGAATAACTGCATAACCATTACCTGTTTTATCTAGTTCTGGTTTCCAGATTCTTTCGTCTGTGTATTTGTCTTTTGATGTTGATTTTTCTTCTAAATTTAGACTTGCTTCTAGTGCTTTGGTAAGTTTATCAAAGTTAGAATGACTTGATTTTAATGATTCAAAGTTCATATATTCTCCGTATGTTTGTATTTGTGTTAGCTGTATAATCGCTATCAGTTCTATTTATAAGACTTATTTCTTTCTCTCCACTCTTTATGTTGCCTTGCCCATTCTTTAGCCGATATTCTACTTGGTTGAGAACGAGCTTTATCTCTCAAATTTTCTAATTTAGTAATTAAATAGTTTAATATTCTAATATACATAGTATTAATATATCACAATCCAAGTTCTTTGTCAAGCATATCTAAACTTGTATATACTAGATTTTTAAGGCCAATCCATTCTTGTATTGGCATATCTGTTAAATTTCTTTGGTCATTGTATTCATTAACCTTTATAAACTTTACTTCAGGATTCCATATACTAAGCGTTTTCCATTGGTCTATCCAATTTACCGCAGGTGTCGGTGAGTGTTCTGGTATAACATAATGCTTCGTACCAGCATATAGATTGTTTACTTTATTATTATTTGAGTGTAGGTCATGGCCAATTAAGTAAACGTGTGTAGGACTTTGTTGTTTAATTGCAATATAACCTGCTGTTGCACCACAAGCCCAACCGTGATCTACGGAATTACCTTGCTCGTTTTTCATAATATCTTTTAAAGTATATGTCTTATCTGTATCTCTAACCCAAC